TTTTCTTTAGAAAAATTCAATATATCATTATAAATCCACTTTGCTTCAACAAAGAACATCTTAAGAAATTCTCTTTGAGCAGGCGACAGAGCACTATTTTGTATTTTTACTTTATAAACCTTGCAAACCTGAGATTTTCTTTTTTCTCTGGTTTGATTTCTAGATTGACCTATTTTTATATTTTTTTCTAAAGACATAATTTTTATGTAAATATATATTATATATTCATAACTTTTTTACTAAAATTTATATTTAATGCCAAAGAATAAATATTTAACAACAGCGCATGCTAAAACTAGCATAAGGTATCATATCATTTTCTCTACCAAATATAGAAGAAAATGCTTAGATGAAATAAGAGATATTGTCTTAAATTCTTTTAGATATGTAGAATCCATATCTCATTTTAAAATTTTATATATGAACTTGGAAAAAGACCATATACATTTTTTAATAACTTGGAAACCTTCTTTATCTATTACACAAGTAGTTTCTAGAATGAAACAAATATCAACTAATTATATTTATAAAAATGAAATTGCTAAAGAACATTTAAAAAAATTTTATTGGGGCAAAAAGAAAAAATTATGGACAGGCGGATATTTTGTTTCAACTATAGGAGAAGTTTCAGAAAAAACTTTAAAAGAATATATAGAAAAGCAGGGATAATAATTTAATTCATATGCTATACTAAAGATATAACATCTTTCTTAAATTTTTTATATGTAAAATTCATGATCTATATGCCTCCTTAATAGCATTATATCCTTTTTTTGTAAACTCTAATCCTTTTTCTGTTACTGTAATAAATTCGTTTTTTATATATAATGATAATATGTTTAAAGCAGTTTCTTTGACTTCTTGGATACTGTCTTGAATATCTGCATCGCTAAGTATGGGAGTTGCTCCTATTGCCGTCTTTTTATCGAGTTTTCCTTTTATCGAAGCCATTAAAAGTTCTTTAGACATAAATGGAAGTGTAAAATACTGATCAAAATCACCTCTTTTAATTTTTTGTGATATTTTATTAAAAAACACATTATCATTAGTATTTTTCATGACCTTAATTGTTTTTATTTTAACTATTTATTTGTTCATTTTAGACTTTAAAATATGAGAAAAATATTTAACAAAACTTTAACAATTTTTACGAAACTTGGTTACACTTTTTCATATAATCTAAGGTACTTAAGTTTTTGGAATACTATATTTTTCTAGAGCACGTGTTATGTACACGCACGCGAAAATCATATTAATTTTTCTTTTTCCTGAAGAGTTCTGACAACCCAATACGAATCTATCAAATCATCTAAATGAACTATCCAATTTTTCGCGCGAGGAGTCTGAAATTTTTCAGGATGTTCAAACAATCTTATTCGAAATTTACACATTGGCCCATTTGCTATGAATGCATTTATCATTTCGTTTTTTCCCATTCCTTTTTTGGCACAGCCTGCCACGCTTTTAACAGTGATAGGAGAATACGTGAACATGTTACAAATTGGAACAAGTTCGGATAGTCTGTCCATGAGTATATACTTATAGGCCCCTAATTGTACACCCACGTCACTTCTGGAGCCATAAGATAAACCTTCAAATCCAAGTAATATATTACCATTCAACCACGGTTTGAGTGTCTCTCGAATCAAATTTGATAGGTACTGAGCATTTGTAATTTCATGACGCATTTGAGAAGTAATATCACTTCCCCTTTCTTTACTATCTTTTCGATCTATGATTATAATCCCCGCTTCTTTAAAAACGTTGACCACACGAGTATCAATTCCGTATGGCCAACTAATAAATGTATACTTATTATCATTAAATATGCATGCTGCAGGTTTATTTATAGAAAAATCAAAGCCTATTAAAGTCATTTTAGTTATTTTTAAATTATCATAAAATGTTTTTCACTCGATTTATTTTATTATCAACTCTTTCTTTAATTTTAGTAAGTTTTTTAAGGATACTTTTGTAATCAGATTGATAAATATCATAAAATGGATAGTATTTAGCATCTTCTTCATCAATATTATATTTTTTTTGCTATTTTACGTCTAGCTTCATCAGCTGAATTTGCTCTTGCAATACCTATTACTGACATTTCCCATCCTTCTGGATCTTCACACATCATATATATATATTTCTTTTTTCATCATCTTTCTTTTCATTGATTAATGATTCTTTAATTGTTTTTGCTTTCATAGTATTGTCTATAATTATCTATAAATTTAAACCCTTCTATCGATTCTTTAGAATATCCTAACATACGTAAATTACGATAAATAGCATAATGATCTCTTGGATCTCTAACCTCTACTGTAGTTGTTTTACCGTTTTTAAGTTAGACTATAATTTTTTTCATGAATAAAATTTGAAATTTTATTTTTTACCTAATGCGATACCCATTGCAGTTGTAACTAAACGACTTGTTAAAAGTTTCCCAAGAGGACCTTCTTCTTTGATTCCTAATACAGAACATATTGCTTTTCCAATAGCTGGGCCTGCAAGTAACCCTAAACCTCCACCTGCAATAGAACCTAAAATACCTTCATCGATTTGCTCACCTTTCTGTAACTTTTTTACTAGTACATTATATGCTTCTTCTGCCCTTTGAACTTCTTCTTGAGACATTCCTTGAATTTGTGCTGACTCAAATATTTTTGAAATAGGAGGTGTTCGTAAATCATTATATGTTGGAAAATCTTTCATGTTACTTATTTTGGTTTTATGTCAATATTTTATTTTATATATCTTTTTCGGGAAGTCCCAGCGTATAAATTTTATTGTTTATTCTACGTATTATTTTGTATCTATTATATGCCAACGCTAATGTAAATGTGTTAAATTCTGCTGCTTGTGTCGCATAACTTACGTTAAATTGAGACATACCCAATGGAATTATTTTTTGAAACTCAAATGACATTAGTTCAAATCCATGATGATCAAGAAAACTCATGAATACAGAAGGCCAAAAGGGCAAACGATCAGAATAAAACTGAAACATTTCAATTTGATCAAATAACATCCAATATGTTATAAATCCTTCACTTAATTTGAATGTTATGTTTAAATTTTTATCGAGTATTGGCTCAAGCTCTTTTCCTCCTCTATAACGAATATTGAACATTGTCTGTGGCTGAGGCGCAGGGGTTAAAATAACTTCTGGAAATGTTATAGATTGAATTGTTGCGTTGATATAATCTTCAAGAGTTAAATACGGGAGCTTTAAACGTTTCACAATAGGAGTCCATCTTTCTCTAACCTCAGGGTAAAAAAAGTCTCTGGGAATCCAAACTTGAAACTGGTTAAGTTTTGCGTTTAATATGCTCATAATGCTTTAGTTATAGTGCTTTCAATGCGTTATTTTCTTCAGTTAATCTGTTAATTTCTGTTTTTAAATTTCTTATTTCTACTTGCATATCAGTTACAGAATACAAATCCTTATAGTTTGCCATAACAACTTTTTCATCAGAAATGTCATAAAAAATTCCACTGTAAAATGTTGTATATGCACCATTTGGGTTTTTAATAATTACTGAGAAATTATTATTTTTTTGTTTTTTAATTGTAAACAATTGATCTTCAGTTAATTTAAAAGCAAGTTCACCTAAAGTTGTGTTTGTTATTGTGTTGTCGCTATCAAAATAGGCATCAACTTCAATTTTATTTCCATTATCTAATTTAAAAAGTAACGAATATAAATATGCACCAGATAAATCAACATTTTCTCTATCTCCGTTTTCATCAATTCTTTCAAACTTAAATTTATAAACAGAATCAAAATCTTTTAAAAATAGTGGCCCTGTTCCTGAAGGAAATAACTCGTTATCAACATTTGTTACTACGGTTGTTGTATCATAAAATACTTTTACGAACTTTGTTCTTTGTTGTGGATTGTTGACAATTATATTTGGCTTTTCGGCTTCTATTCTATTAAATACTTTATAAGGAAGAAGGTTTTCCACATTTATTCTTGTAAAATTAAGTCCATATTTTTTAGGATCGCTTGAGGAAAAACTAGCCTTTCTTATAATTTGTGTTCCGTCCATCCTATTTGTTAAACGACATGTATACTGAATTGTATATGATGAAGCAAGATCCGCGTGTCTTAAAATAGGTCTAAAGTAATTTGCCAACGAAAAACTATCCTCTTGTGTGAAAGTATATTTATGTGTTAATAAACTTGTTCCAACGGGGATATGTTCATAAACCAATAATTCATGAATAATTACCCATTTTTTTGCATTAAACCCGTATAATTCAGTAAATTCTTCATAGTTATCATTAGGATTATTTGACGTATATAATTTAATTCTTCCGTTTTCAATATCTTCGATATAATCACCTATTATTTGTCCATTCCATGACGCATAATACTCTACATAATCACCTGTTGTAGATTCAGCTATAAAACAATTAAAATTATCGGCTACACTTGTGACAGGCAATTGAGCAAACGTTTGTTCCTGAAGTATAAATTGGTTATTTATAATATTCGGTATTGTACTATATGTTAAGTAAACATCGCTTAAAGGTTTAATTTGTAATGTATTTCCTAAATTTGTTGCAGGTGAATTATTTCCCAATGCTTGAATAGAAGGAATAGCAAATTCTATATACTTATCATAAAATTTATTTCCTAAAAACAAAGTGTTAACAGCAAATTTAATGACATTTCCGGAAAGAGCATCGACTTGCCTTGCATATGTAAAGTTTGCTAAATCCACAAGTGACCCTGTTGACGATTCTGCACGAACCTGTAATAATATTCCATCAATATCGTCAAAATTATATCCTGAAACAATATGCAATTTTATTGTATCAAGAGGATATGAGGCAGTTGATATCGCAATAGATGAATCCCAATATGTAGGATATGTAATTTCAGGATTTTCTGAATTAAAGTGCCATGATGTACGATCAGCTGTTGTAGGAACAGAATTCATTGACAAAATATTGTTTGTTTCTCCAATTGCGCCATCTCCTTCATAGAAATAAAGGGTACTAGCGTCAAGAACAGCAACACTTGGTGTTGTCAACATTGTTGTCTCACCGTCTTTATTGAATTCATATTCTAGAAGAATAAAATCATTAAGTTGTAAATATTTACTAATATTTGTAGCCATTTTTAATTTTTATTTTTTTAAAATGTATATATGTTCCATAATATCGAAGGGCCTACGACTAAACCGTATTTTCCTGTTGTTATATTAAACCCTCCTGATACTCCTAAACCAACACTAAATCCTGAAAACCAATGTTTTTTTCTTAATAAACTTTTAATATAAGGGCTATTATTAGGATCTATTAATACACCTTCCATTTGAGCAACATTAAATCCGGGATAAGAACTTTGTATGAATATTCGTAATTTATCCTTTTCAACTTTTTGGCCCCATGTTAAATCAATTTGAGTTAACCTATTAATCATTTCAGTATCAACATGAAGTAATTCAAGAGGATCTTTATTTCCTATTTGTATGTATGTTCTTCCTGTAAATACATCATAATTTAATGAATCATAACGATATGTTAATGACCATGGGGCTGCATACGTATTTTCATCTATTTTTAAAAGTCTTTCAATTACTTTATCTTTTTCTACTAAATATTTTCTTAATATTGTTGAATCTTGACGTAATTGAACTATAACATTATTTAAAGAAAAAATATCACCCGATTGTTCTTTTATTTTATCATAAAGTTTTTTATTCAATTCTTTTAATTCTTTTTCTGAAGCTATATAACTTGTAATAGATGCTTGAAGTTCTCCATTTTTTAATTTTTCATATCGTATAGAATCATTTAACGCTATTTGGTTTTGATCACTAATTTGTTGTCTTCGTTCCAGTTCTCTGATACGTGAACATTGATAAGCGGACAGTGTTATAAGACCAACTGCTATAATAGCAATAAATAATTTGCTTTTAATGAAGGACCATATTTTTTTCCAATTTATTTTCATGTTTTAAAAATATACGTTGTTATTGTAATTCATGCGGCATTGGAGCTTCATACATTGCATATTCTTGAATTTGGTTAAATTCGTCATAGTCAATAACCCACTTATTATTGACAATTGATACATCGACACCTGTATCATGATATTTTGCTTTAACAATTTTAATATATGTTGTACCATATGTTTCCACGGGATAATCTTGATATGCATTTATATCCCCTTCGACTCTACACGATGAATCTACACCTATATTAAGAATAGTTCTTTTAACGGTCGTTGTTTGCGGGTTTTCTCCATTTTCTTGCCAATTAGATTCAGCAGTACATGTAACTGTGTAGAATGGACTTTCACGAGTAAAGATTACTCTACCCACTGCATAACCACCTCCTGGATTAGGATTAGGAGACATATTAGATAGTACTGCATATGAATACATGTAAATGCTTATATCAACCGTATAATTACCTAATGTAGCAGTATTAAGAATTCCATCGTTTGTAAATGAAATATATGGTGTTTCTTCACCTTGACTAGGATCAACTGGAGGCGTAGGACCGGAGCTGCCTGGTGATCTTTGCATAATATACATATATCTTTGAGTAGCAGTTGAGTTAACATAGAAGGCTGCAGATCGATTCGAACCTGTATTTCTTGATACACTTACTAAGAAACTTGAATATCCTGCTGATCCTTCCATTGGACTACATGTAATCCAATCGACACCTGAATCATAAGGAGGACATGGATTATCTTCAGGGTTAGCTACACCGTCAATAAACCAACCAATAACAGAATTAGTACTTACGTCAATTCTGTATAATGTACTACTATCTGTGCGTGTAGATCCATCCCATACACCTGATGCATCTGCCCATAAATATGTATTAGGAGAACCATGGATAAGATACAGATAAGGTGTAGCGCTAGTTGTAAATGATTTTACAGTAGAACGCCTGGACCATCCATTTTTTGATAAATTCATATAATATTTATATGGTGTACTTTCGGATAATCCCATAATAGTAATATCTCCAGATGTTTTACAATTAGAATAAACAATTGGCCTATAGTCAAAACAATTGTTTACATTAATAGTTGTTTGTGCAGACACATCTTTATAAACATATAAATCGGCTATTACGTCTGAATCATCTGCAAAATCCAATTTGTCCCATCCTATAATAGCATAATTATGCCCAGCCATTTCACTGAATGATGAAGGATTTGAATTAAAGTTTCCTTCAAATAATGGATTTGCATTTATTTCATAATTAGTAACTATAGTTCCTGCGGG